CGGAAGGTTGGATTCAAACGCTTCTCTTGCCTTCCACCATAGTTCCGACCTAACATTCCTGAATCTCTCATCCATGCAAGTCACCCTTACGTCCACGGGGTAAACTCTGTATCCTAATTCTTTAAGACGATAATAGACACCGTTTCCTATGCCTATAACGTCTACAAAGCAAGCAGTTACCTTTTCTCCATCCATGAGTTCAGCCGCCCATCCCACTACTTCCATGGTATTAGGTGAACTGAACTTCTCAAACGACTTCACTTTCCATCCCTGACGGATACAGGCTACCGAGTTGTCGCCGCCACCACCTACGTCAAGACCCATTATAATGGGGTCGTCATCTTCAATGATTATGTCTCTGTTCACTGCGTTCATAACCCAATCGTAAGGAATCAACGTATCTGCTTCTGCTAATGGAGGAAGACCCCTTACAAGAGTACGGAAGGTATTGGAGTTCCTACCATACTTCTGCTCCATATCAAGGATGTGCTGTTTGCTGACATTCTCCGATTCCTCTGCGTCCCAATGAATGAGAATCCACTTGTGGGCGTTGGGGCCGGTATGACTATCGACTGCATAACCCGACTGATAGATTGGGTTGAATAACATGAGAATCCAGTTAACGCCTTCGGCTGACGTTATTGTACCTTCTAAGGGCTTAAAAACTGGTTGAGGAACACTAGCGGCCTCATCTACGACTATTAACATATTGGGTGCGTGAAATCCGTAAAGCGTTCCAGCCTGTGAATCTGGGTCATCTTTGGGATTGGCTGTTTTCCAGAACGCGAAACATTCCTTTCCGTTCAACTGTTGGACATATATTCTCTGAGTCTCAACAATAAGATGGTCGTCTTTGGTAGCCTTAGACTTAAACACGCACTGAGGTTCAAGATTTTTATCTAATTTGTTGTACCAACGCGCGAACTCAGACCAAAGGATGTTCTTGATCTGGTCTGCCGTAGGAGCCGTACAGGGGATAAGAGTTTCAGGGAAGCAACAAAGCCACCACATCATTACCCATGAACAGAACGCATCTTTCCCCGTACCCTGACCGGACATGATGGATACGCCTATCTTTTCTACATATTCTTGTTCTTCGGGGGTGAGTTTCTTACCGTTCTTCTGTTTACGCTTGGCATTGACTAATTTAGATACTTCCCTAGCCGCCATTCTCTGTTGGGTACTCATAGATAGTCCGTTGGATTCGTTGACCCCTACGGCTTCCTCTACGAATTTCTCAAGAGAATCTTTCCAACGTTTCAGAAGTTTGGCAAGTTTATCGTTCATCTAGACCGTGAAGACCTCATTCTTCTTTTGTATATCCCCGAAGAACTTGATGTGACATAATAGCTATACCCTGATGCATCGTTGTAATTGAATCCTGATTCTATGCTCTCCCAATTGTAAACCGTTCCATTGGGAGTGCTGGTGATTGTAATCCCGGTTGCAGATGGGGTTAATACCTTTTTCACCGATACGGTATCGAATAATATTGTTCCGTCCGAACCAGAAGCTTTATACAGGTAGACTAACGGAGCGGTGTCCATCGCAACTGCATAAAATGTAGCCTGAACCCAAGACCCTGTTGTGTTTATAGTTCCAGTTGAATTAATAACGGAAGCAAACGCGGCTTTATACAAGATAAAATTGCTCCCGTTACCCGAAGCTGTGCCGTCCTTTACATATCTGCTAGCCTTGTATAACGCCCCCACCGACGTACTTATAGCTCTGTTGCTGGATGCCGCCGCGCCCGCTCCCAAAGCATTATAAACACTCATGCAGTTGCCGCTTTGACCACCACCCTCTTGAACTAAGGTGGTATTAGTGCCAGCGTTCCATCCTGTGGGGGGGTCGCCAGTTTCAAAATCTCCATTTGTAACCAGTTCTGAATCCAAACTTTCGGCTGTTCCAGCATCCTTAATGTACCCTATTGCCTTACATCCAGATGAGTCATAAACCGTCAGTCTTTGGCCCAAGAACGGAGTGAGGGAACCAGCTAGGGAAAAATCAGCAAAAGCAGTTCCATTTACTAATGATAATCTGGTGTTAGCCAAGGTTGCTATTGGCATATATCACCTACACGTTGGCGAATATCAATGCTCTGACAGACGCAAGAGAAGTACAGTTGGTTCCTTCTCCATAGGACACATAAGACAGGGACAACTTGAGATACTTGCACTGAGTATTGGACATGAACCGTATTGTGGATGCTCCACTGTTGGCTGTATCACTGAGTGTTATAGATGCGAGTGAAATCCAGTTCGTTCTATCAAGACCCCCCATCACCCTGAATACTATTGAATTAAGGGAGGCAGACCCACAAGCTATAATACACGCCTGAAAGGCAAGTTCGTTCCAATACTGAGGAAGTTCATAGATGTCCCAATCTACCGTAGCGGACGCGGCTGTACCCTCAACCCCATTCACCGTGGCCAAGTTTATAATGTTTACATCCTTACCCCATGACTGTTCTTTAGCCATATCATTCCCCCTTTGTCTTTAGCAATTTTTCCAATTGCTTTTCAAGGATGATTATTCTATCTTCAAGCTCCTGAATCTTCTTAGATTCCTTGATGGGCTTTATTGCCTTTCTCATATTACTTCCACAGCATGGCCCAAGCATGAACCTTGAGGTCTTTGTTGTTGTCCGTGGTTATCTTTTGAACCATAGTCTTATCACTCCTATCTGTCAAAGTGACGTTGCCAGCCAATATTTTCTTGGCGCTATCAAAATAGCCTTCGTCTGTCAAAGTAACGGTGTCGTAGTTTGAGCCTCCGTCGTTTGATATGTGTGCCACCAAATCGGTATTAACTGTTATCGTATCTACTGGCTCCATAAGAGCCAAGAATCTTGCTTCTGTGGGTTCTGTTTCTGCCTCAACACTTTCAGAAATAAGTGTCATGTTGGTGAATGGGCCAGCCCATTTATCCACGTAAAATGTGTTGCTTGCATCTGCGTTTATTAATGTTATATAAAGAGCCGATATTGCGTTTTTTGCCCCGTTGGATACAGCGTCAAGACTCCACACGAATCTTTCAAATGACCCCGCAGATGTGAGGCTTGGGGTTAAAGATGCGGAAACACTTATACTCTGTTGCATCCCGAATGTGATGTTATTGCTTGCCCTATCGGAGCGTAGGTCTATCTGAATCCAACTAACCCCAGAAAGGTCTATTGCGGAAGCCAAATCCCTTGTCAGCGTCTTGTTAAGACTGTCCGTAATGGCCGCTACTCCTTTCAGGGAGTATGAGCCTTGAGTCTTGATGGTGGATTCAGAAAATACATCCAGCTTCTTGCTTGTCGGGTTTGTCGGAACTGTAAAATTTGAGGTATGTAAACAGGTTCCTTTGTATATTTCTAGGTCATCTATGTGTCCCTTATAATACTCAACCCCGGCCTCATAGTACCCTATCCGTAAAACTGCCGCCAAATCCGTGATTGTTCCATCCCACCCCCCCTGAGCAAGCGTAAGGGTCTGGGACACTCCGTTGATAAAGAACTTCCAATCGTCAGACGTTGTTCCGTTGCGGCCAATCTCTATGTGGTAGAACGAGCTTCCGTCAGGTGTAAAAGGACAAGTAATCAGAAAATGCCCCGTATAGGTGCCGCCTATGTATGCACCAAAGCGAAGGAGATTGTTGTAACACTCCAGCCACCAATAATTATTTCCATCCACATATTGCCCGACAATAGATTGATGAGTCCCGGAAGTACCAGTGGGTCTGAAAAATCCTCTGATGGTAAATTTGTCGCTCCCGAAGTTCCAATCATCACTGTCAGGCACTGAAACGCTGTCTGAATCACCATCAAGCAAAAGAGACGATGAACCAAATTGTTTATAGGAAGTATCTAGCTGTGCGGTGTTTACAAATGTTACTGTCTGTCCAGTCTCGGCGGTGTAGGCTTGTGCCCCATCCGTACCATCAAACTTGATATAAAGCACGGGGTCGCCAACATAAGTATCAGCATTTGACACATACGCCGCCTGAGCCAGAGCATCAGAGGCGTATTCCATGTTATCCACAACCACGCCAGCCGCAGGGGAATAGTGGTCATTTGTAGAATCATAACTTTCATTCGTAGAAGATGTTGTATCAACCCCTGTTTCATCCTCAAACTCATCCACGACACCATCCTCAAGTTTAAACACGGAAAGACCGTCAGATATAGCCAATCTCCATGCAAGATTAACGATGTTGTCACGGGCTACTTCATCTACGGAACCCGAAGTTCCAGTTTCGTAGTAGTCCATCTTCTTCGTAAATGGATTGAATTTATACGACATTAAACCCTCTTGGTTTCTTCCTTCATTTCATTAATGGTTTTATCAAAAGCGTCCAATACCGCCGTCCTTATGGCTTCATCCGCTTTTTTAGACGTTTTCCATCTCACATTCGGGACTTTAAGAAGTTCCTTGAACCTTTTAATAAACGTATAAAGGGGTGTGTCAAGTTCAATGACCGACCCATCTATCATATTGACCCTTATGTAGCTTTCTTCCCAATTCTTCTTAAAGCGTATTATCTTTTCCATTAGAACATCCCCGCAAAAGAAGTATAGGAGAGGGTGTGCCGTGATGCCCACCGTGTATCAAAATTGGCAGAGTCGTAGTAGTAAAGATAAGACCCATTGGAAATCCTCATGGCATACCAATCACCCGTTTTACCCTGAAAGCCATAGTAAGACGTGGCTGACGTGGTATCCATGAACCCTATCCCGAATTTGGCTAACGGGTCTTGCCATGCTTCCATGCTTGCAAGAAGGGCATTGGTCGAACCTATGGCGGTTGATAATGCGCTCAAACGGGCTGAAATACCGCTTAGTACATTTGAAATGGCACTTAATACATTGCTTGTGTTTCCGCCTATTGTGCTTATTGCTCCCAATGTGTTACTCATGGCACTCAAGACATTTGAAATCTTACCCCCAATGGTACTTATGTTATTCAATGTGGTGCTTATAGCCCCAACACGGGTACTTGTGGCATCAGCTATGGTAATAAGGGAAGCCATTTGGGAGTTATTGGACACTACACCCGAATTTTGGGTAGTTATAAGTGTTACCAATGAAGCAAGAAGGGAGGTTGTGCTTACCTGAACCGAGGTCAGCGTTGAAATGGCAGACGTAACGCTTCCCACGTTTACTGTGATACCATTTTCTTGAAGGGATACCATAGAGGTTAGTTTGAAGTTGATTGAGGCAAGTTGGTTATCCATAGACCCCAATTCCACGAACAGAGAGGCGTTGCTGATATTTACAAGTGGTTGGGTCTGCCTCTCCCACTCAAGAGTGTCCCCGTTCCAAACCTTATTCAGCGATTGATGTTCGGGGTCTATTACCCACGTTCTGTCACTTCCAAAAATGTATGTAGTATTGGTATCTGACTCTAGGAACTTCGCCCCTATCTGAACGTCAGTGGGCTTTGTGTCTGTAGAGGCACCGATGTAGTACTGCTTGATTGTGGTTCCATATACAGCCTTAACATCTACTACAGCCATTTACTTCCCCTTGGGTTTCTTTTTCTTACCACACGGCATGTAACCCACCTCCTTATCAGACGGTAAAGGAAGTATACTTTCAAGTCTGTGTGCTACTTCGTGACCTGCCCTGTAGGATTTGTCCTCATGAACCTCCTTCCATAGAAGGGTTTTCAGTGGTTCAATTAAAAGTTCCATCATCTCGTGACGGGCAAGAATAGCTTCCGTCCATACTTCGTCCACTTCTCCTATGGATATGGTAGCTATAAGAGAATCGTGGTTCATTCTGCACTCTGCTCCAACACCCTCATAGTCATATGCTATCTCTATGAAGTAGTTGCCAAGATTAAGCTTGTCCCTCCAATATCGTATGTGGGCTTTGAATAACTCCCTGTTTGGTTTAGGCATAAGCTTTCATCCTGAGCATTTTTGTAAGAGCATCATTAAGAGTATCATCAAAACTATCCATATTTCTGGACTTTCCGTTTCGTTTATTCTCATACTTGAAGGGGGTAGTGGGACTCAATATGTGAGGTGGAAAGCCCACCTTCGGCCTGTCCGCATTATGCTACCCCTTTTTATTTAATGTGCACGTCAAAGGGCAATATACACATACTCAGCACCCCTCTGCCACCCCTACCCCCACTCCCCCCCCCTGCCTCGACAGGACAGCCGGACGGGTGTAGTCTGGTACACAGACCAGCATTTCAACCCACCTGTGGTTGCTTATCATGTAGCTACGCTGTAGCCATGCGGGTGCATCATGCCATTGGTATGTTATAGCTCCACACTTAATTACATCTGGATGTGCGGGTATTATGTCGGGGTCGGGAACAACATCCTCATAGGGTGTAACATCGGGTGTAACATTTTCAGAGGGTGTAACATCTTTGGCGCGCATTTTACGCATCCGTTCCCTGCTTGCTTCCTTGCGCTTCTCCTCATTCTTATACATCAATTACCTCACTTTCATTGGTTTGGACTTGCTTGCGCTCCTCTCTATCCAACTGGAGCACAAGATCGTAAATCCCTTGTAGATTGGCCGTGGACTTGCCTTCTTCGAGCCTGCGAGCGTTGAATATCTGCTGAAAAGCATAGGCTAGGTTGTTCACGGTGGCTTTTTCGAGTTTGGATGGGTCAACAATCCTTGATAGGAGTTCCCTCTCTACGACTGTTAATATACCATCCCTATTAGATGTGTAGGACTGCATCTCTTGCGAGTCGCCGAATTTTTCCTTAAACCTTGATATTCTTTGTTCTATTGCCTGTGGGGACACGCCGTATTTATCGGCAATCTGTCTGTAAGTGAGCTTGTTGACGAATCTCAATTGTAGGGCTTCGACCAGATTAATCCTATCAACTGATTCATCAATGGTCGCCGGATTGTCTGGATTGTCCAACTGTTGGACTTTTTTGGGTCGTCCCATGCAATATTTATACCATAAATATTTGTGGTGTCAATGTAAAATTTATCAATTATTTTTACATGGCTCCCATTTGCCCGTATTTGCCTCTCACGGCATTTTGTGCCCGACTTAGGGTATATGCCTATGTTGTGACTTAAAAAGGCAAAACTGTCGCAAACCGTTGACATTAGCCAGTCTACACAGTATTAAATATTTTGTTATATGCAATTATCGTGCCAATACAGAATATCCATTGGCACATTATTTGCAACGCGCGCGTCCTTATTAAACCATATTATTAAACTATATTTTTTACTTGACATATTTGAGGAGTGTGATAGACTGTCTATATGATGATTAACACAATAACCAATAAGGAGGAGGGCAACATGAAAACAACAAAGGCCGCTTACATCACTAATCACCCCAAGAGCAGATTGGCATCGCGGCTCCTGTCCACGGATTGGCCTGACAACCAGACAATTATCATAGGGTCTGGATTGATTGCTCCGACAACCAAATGCTCCAATCTGTATCGTGACCTGCGGTATGGACACTCCGATGAGTATATTGTCGGAGGACGCGCGGGAAAAAATGCAACAGAAGGGTACTGGTATGCTGTGAGGGACACCACACCGTAGGAGGTCAACATGAGAGTAGAAGACAGCGCATGGGAAGCGGAGGAGGGCACAATGACTATTGACCTGTCAGAGTACGAAAACTGGACGGCTGAAATGATAGCCCTCGATATTATCTGGATTATGGAGGTGATAGGATGAAACACACGCCGGGGCCATGGAGAGTTGAACATGCAGTTATAGGCATCGATGAGGGGTGGCGAGTAGTTAAGGGCGAAGGACGGAGAAAGAGGATAGTTACTCTACATTTTCACGAACCCAACACACCTCGTTTCATCGTCGCGGCCTGTAACCATCACGAGGAACTTGTGGATGCGCTGAAAGCGATAGCCTCATGTCGGCCAGGGTGTATCGAGATTGCGGAAACTGTCCTGTCCAAGATAGGAGGGAAGGAGGTAACGGAATGAACGACTGGCTATGGTCTATTATCGCCATTTGCTGTTGGAGCCTCATACCAATATTGATAATAATGGGGTTGTAGGGAGGAAAAAATGGATTTTGTAACCTATTTAGAGACAACCGTGAGGCGCGGATATGTACCGGATTTTCAAGGCGAAATTGATGAGGTTGCCGACTGCTCCACATGTGATTACAATGAATTTTGCACCGACAGCATGAAAAGAAACTGTGAACTCAACGAACGGGGTGAAATATGACCATCAGACAACGATGCGCCGATGAGTACGAGATTTTGTTAAATTCGGAGTTTGAGGCTGTCAATGATTGACTGGATGCCGTCTATTCTTAGGGGGGTGGCCTTAATTTTAGCCACCCCCCTTAATTTGTCTATTGTTTCCTGCCCAATATATTCAATGATTACCAGCATATATGGGGCAGGGTTAATATGTACCCCAAATGTATGGCATTTGGCACACAGGGTAACGCCATTATCTGTGTTCCATCTCAGATTCCTGTGGCGACCCTTTGTAAATATGTGGTGTGCGTTAAGATTTATGCCGGAGCCGCAATAAATGCATTTCCCATCACGGGCCTTAATGATTGTGGCCCATAGTTTATCTGCCTGTAAAACTAACTTCTTTCTGGTATCCTTGCGGGTCTTTAGCTTTTTAGCCACTTGCCACACTTCTTACACTTGAGGTATGTTTCTGTTTCTCTGTGTTCACACTCCAAATCATCCACCCCCGTTTTCGCTTTATGCACTTCGGCTTTATAGTCGGTCGGTAGCAGATTTTCGGCCTTGTGTATCCATTCAAGGGCGAGGTCATCTGATTTGGCCAATGGAAGAGCTTCAATCAATCTCCTGTAAGGGACTGATAGGGTTGTTCCTTCAAGGTGTTTCCCGAATGTTTTCCAAACGTCCATATATGTATAGGCGGTGCTTCGTTTGAGTCCAACTTCTTTAAGGAAGTCATCTTTGGTTTCGATGTGAGAGCCGTAAAGTTTATATCGTTTGCCCTCGGTTAATGTGCAAAGAAGTTTACCTATATTCAGATAGAGTTCCGCTTCACAGGACAGATAAAACTTGAGTTTTTCAACGGCTTTAAAGACAGTATCGGGTGTGCTTTGGTCGTCACCAGCCATTTGCACCATCTCCCTAAAACTATCTAACCCGTTAGACATTTGCTTTAAGAGCGTCCAGCCATTCTTTTGCATCGGGAATAAATTTCTCGGCCTTGTAAAATCCTCCCGTTGCCACCTCTATTTTGATAGCGGTTTCCCAACTTGGCTTAACTTTTCCCGAAAGGACACCCCATATAAAAACTTTGTTCATGCCCGTTTTTTCGGCTATGGCCCGTGCTTTAATCTCAGGCTTAACTATTTCCATTCAGTCCTCCTGCAATTTTTATACCATAATTAATTATTGGTGTCAAGTATAATATTTCCGAATGATTCTTTATATGATAGTCTGCCCGCAAGCGGGTGTTGTTATAAGCTATAAATGGTATTCCTGCGTTATGGGAGGTTTGTCGGTCTGTGTCACTGTCGCCTATATAGCAGGATTCTCCGTCTATGAGAGACAGTAACCCCTTGGGGTCTGGTTTACTTGGGTATTCTTTGCTTGTCACAACGTTATCAAAAAGATGTGTCATGCCCCACCAATCAAGTATAATGGGTATGCCAGATATTCTATTGGAGCATATAGATACAGGAATGTTGTATCTTTTAAGCATTACAAGGGTGGTGATAATGTTCGGCATGGGTTTTGCCTTCCTGAAATAATCTATGTAGGGCAAATCTTTGATAATATTCCATACGTCTTGCTTGAATATGTGGATTATATTATCATTCATGCTGTGTTCCTTGCAGTAGTCCATGTCATCTTGGGTTAATTCTATGCCGCATTTCCTTGCGATATCTCCGTACATTTCTGTCAAAGATTCTTTCGTATCGAATAGTACACCGTCAAAGTCATAGATGATTTGCACTAATCCTCCCTCACAAAGTCATCATCTGGAACCGGGACATAGCTTTCTTCAAATTCCAGACCATTTGAATATATCCGAAAAGCCTTGTCGTCGTGCGTGAACCATGACGACTTGGGCTTGATTGAGCCGTCTTTATCATACTCGAACTTGCGGTAAGAATCATCGAGGCGTATTTCTTTGTGCCACCATTTGGGGGATTTAACTTTCTTCAAAGTAACAATGTCTTTTGATAGGTCTATAACAAGCCGCGCCCGATTCTTAACTCCGTGGCCGCCGTAGCCCATATCTTTACCAAAATATTTCTGGATAGCAACGACGGCGATACCGTTATTCAGCCGCTCCTGTATTTTGTCCATTTCCGTGGCCATTAGCGTCGCATCTTCAAGGTGAAGATAATCCACAAGATTAAGCCCGTTTGGTTCTATTTCGTATCGTATGGCCCCAGATACATGGGTGGATTTAACCAAAAAGAACTCCACATAGGATAAAAACTCGTCCAAATCCATGTGTCGTCGCTCAACTCTATCCCGTATCTCGCTTGCATCCATTTCCGTGTTAATATATTTAATAAGGGAAAATAAGCCCTTATTAAGGCGTGCTATCTCCATCAGGAACGCGGTCTTCCCTGCATTAGAAAGCCCCTGTATGACTATCAGATTACGATTGTAAATATTCAACACGGCATCTATGGCTAGCGGGAGCCGTAAATCCACGGGAAGTGTGGTTGCTGTCTTGATAATGTCATTCATCTTAATGCCCGTGGACAGGATTGGTGCGTATGTCCCGGAACGCATCCCCTGCCGTTCAACTATCCCCTCTTTTGTAAAATCACTTAGAGCGCATTTTACAGCATTACGCTTATCAGAAAAAAGACTGCACTCCTTAAGAACATCGTCTATTGTAAACACCCCATCTGATAAGAGTATAAATTCCCTAACCGCATCTTTTATATTCTTCTTCCTATTGGGGGTCTTTTCTTCTTCTTTATAAGAAGTATTATTAGTATTATCTTCTTTTAAATACTTAGTATTATACGCGCGCGCGCGCGCGGAAGATTCATTATCAAGTAAGTCATTGTTTTTATTGTCGTTGTTCAATTTGCCCCCAGTTATTTAAGTGTCCACTAGTGTCTAATGGGTGTCTGAGCGTAGACTCTAGTGGACATCATGTCTGATATTCCGGACATCATGTCCAGTCCAGACACTTGCCGGACACTTATCAGACACTTGCCAGACACTTAGCTATGGCCTCCGTAAAACTCAAACCGTAAAATTCTCTGACAAATTGGATGGTATCCCATGACCTTCCACACCCAAAACAATAGACGGTATTTGATTTTGGATAGTATTTCATGGACGGGTCTTTATCGGCATGGAACGGGCAGACGGCTTGGCCGAATTTATTGAACTCCAGAAAATTTTCAAACGGAACTTCCTTTGCAAGCCGAACCTTGTCCGATTTATCTTCCATCGGGTTCTCGGTATAATAAAATTCCTTTTCTATTTTGTCCAACCGATTAGACAGTTCCTTAATTGATTCCTTGGTTAAAAGTATTTCAAGCGGTTTGCCTTCGGAGATGTATTTCTCCAATCTAAGGTTTTCTATCAGAAGGTCAAACTTAATATCGTCTGATATGACTTCCAGATATGCTTCACGGCGTTTTCTTGCCCACCCAAGGGGGTAAGACTGCTTATGTTCCGAAATTGCCTTGATGGTGGCTTTGCGCCCATTGGAATCAAAATTGTATTTTTGGGCAATTATCTCATCTAAAAGGTCATCATCCATTGCATCTATATCTACCACACAATAATTTATTTGTCAACGGAAAGATTTTTTCATTTTTTTCTTGACAAGAATATCGGGGTGTGGTACAAAAGGAGAAACATCCGATAAATATATCGGGGAAAAGGAGCAGGAGGACAAAATGATTGTAATCCGCAATAGATGCACAGACAACATAATATACAGGGTCGAAGCCGCCAGCACGAAAGAGGCGGTAGAGAAGTTAGTAGCGGAAGGAAAGAGCCTGAGCCGAGCCAACCTGTACGGTGCCAACCTGAACGATGCCGACCTGAGCGGTGCCAGCCTGAGCGGTGCCAGCCTGAGCGGTGCCAGCCTGAGCGGTGCAGACCTGCGAGGAGCCGACCTGCGTGGTGCCAGCCTGTACGGTGCCGACCTGAGCGGTGCCATCCTGAGCGGTGCCAGCCTGCGCGGAGCCAACCTTAGCCGAGCCGACCTGACAAAGCAGGATTTGACCACCACGTATTATCAGGTCGGGTATTTTCTCCATTCCTATGATTGGGGCATTCTCCCCGACAACCTCACTCTTGAACTCATGCGCCGCGATGCCCTGATTTGCGGGAATGACGCGATGCAGAAGTGGGCTGACGGGGGGGATTGTCCTTTTTCCGGCTACATTGAACGAGATTTTTGGTTTGAAGAAAACCGCACCCTCTGGTCGCCCGGCCCCCCTATGATGAACGACATGGAGCTTTTCCGGGCATTGTGCGCAGTAAAGGAGATAAAGATATGACCACCCTGAAATACCTCATCTGGTGCATCATCGCCGTCGCCTGCCTCTTTGCCATTCCCCTGTTAATCCTGCGAGCAATGGACGCCACTCAGGCCGAACATGAACGCAGTCTACAGGCGCGGGCCGACAGATGCCGGGTAGGGCAGTATTGCAAAATCGGCGGGCATGGGTTTTTGAAAATGAGCGAGGGAAGAAAAGTGGGGGAGAAATGAAAGTTAAGATTAAAAGCATTGAAAAGAAACAATGGCAAGACAAGCCGTTCTTTGACATAACCCTTGAAGGGGATGAACGACAGTTCACCTGTTGGAACGACACGGTTCAACTTTGGAAGGAAGGACAAGAGGTGGATGCTGATATTTCCGAAAAGGATACCGATAAGGGGAAAAAATATTATATCAAGGCATCTACCGTGGGTCAGAAAAAAGGTGGAGGTTGGCAACCCCGTGACAAAAAAGAGATTGCCATCAATTGCGCCACGGCCCTTACATGCAAAATGGTAGAAAAGGCCCCAACCGTGGAAACGAATGATACCCTAATGGCACTCATGTTCTTCTATGATAATATTTATAACAAGATAAAGGATTGACCATGAAGTGCTGGAAGTGTAAAATTAAAACGGCTCGGATAGCAATAATCGATGAAAATGGCGATTATTATGAGCAGGACGCCATGTGTTGCCATTGTTTTGCAAAGGATATGAATGAAAAACTGAAAGAGGCGCAGAGGGCCAAGAAAGCGAGGGAAAATTAAGAAATGAAAATATACCGAGATGTCCAACTGTTAGACAATGTGGTTTCCAAGATAAAGGAAAATTGGGGTGACGGCTCCCGCGATGGAATACATGCGTCAGACCTTCTATCTCCTAGGAAGGCATATTTTCAAAAGACCCAACCGCTACCTCCGACGATGAAGGAGATAATGTACTTCCTTTCCGGCCTTGCAATTGAAACGGGCTTATCACAGCTTTTGGGTGTAGACCACGCGCCAAGTAAAGTGTTTAACGGCATCAGTTATACTCCAGACTTCTTTATTGACGGCATTACCGAGCTAAAAAGCAGAAGGGCGTACCTTCCCGAAGAAGGAAAGGAGGCGGAGGTTTACGGGCATTACATAAGCCAAATCGTAAAATATGTGGCCTATGAGGGGCAGGATAAAGGAAATTTAATAGTTATGGCTCTCAACGAAAAAGTGGATGACGGAAAGAAAACCGAGCCGCAACTCGTCGCCTACCGTTTGGAATTCACAGATGACGAGCTTGAGGAGGCGCGGGTAAGCTCCATCAGAATAAAGGACACACTTCTGGAGGCCATCGAAACGCATAACCACACCATCCTGCCCCAATGCCCATCTTGGATGTGCGGACGGCAACTAAAGACCATGACAAAAAAGCCCTATTGCCACACCTGTTCCAAGGAATTTGAATCTGATTGGGGCATAGGCAAACATCTTAACGCAAAGGGAAAAGCAAACCACGTAGTCGCAAGGGCCGAATATAAGTATGATTTTGAACCTCAATGCAAATACTACGAACTCTGCAAACCAGTTGTGGGAGTGAAATAATGGATGAACTCCATTTTCTATCAGATGAGGATAAGATTGTGCGTCTGGATAACGCCCTAGACCGTGCGATAAATTATCTCACAATGGATGGAAATACATGCCCGATGTGCCATCCAGACTACAACGAATGTGTGTACACCGATAAATATAAGACCTGTTGCATAACAGACGATGGATATGATTGTTGGCGTTGGCATTTAATTATGGAGGGATGATGGAATACAAGCTCGCGGAAGACAAACTTGGGTATTATAGATGTGAACCCATCCCATCCAAGGATGAACTTGACCGCATCTATTCAATGGAATATTACACCGACACAAAACCCAAGCTCATTGAACGACAGGAAGACGACATTGATTGGTGGAACGCGATGTTCGATGACCGCCTTATCGTCATGTCAGAGATTCACCTCAAATCAGACAGAAAGATGTGGCCTCTCATGCTTGACGTGGGGTGCGGCGGGGGATTCTTCCTTAGAAGGGCTAGGGAGAAAGGTTGGGTGGGGGTGGGAGTTGAACCCAATATAAAGGCTATGGAATATGCGCTAGAGACAACGCGCTACTTTTCGGGTGGTATCTTTTATGAATCATCCCTTGAAAACGTGAAGGAAACCCGGTTCTGGGGAATCCACATGTCGGAGGTTCTTGAACACATACCCAATCCCCTTAATATGCTCCACGATTGCCATGACAGGCTTTTACCGGGAGGTTCTTTATGTGTGGTCGTGCCTAATGAGAAATTAATCCCAGAGGGTCTTGCGTGGCCCCACGTTTTTCAGCCGCCCCACCACATTAATTACTTCGACTTTGACAGCCTTGAGGCTTTGATGATAACCGCTGGATTTGAAATATATGAAAGGTCAGCCATGTACCCTATGGAAACATTTCTCATGATGGGGCTTGATTACACCAGTAATGAATCTATTGGAAGGCTATGTCATCATCACAGAATGGCCTTTGATATGAGTATGAGGCCGGAACAAAGAAGGAAGTTCTACAAAGAACTTGCCGCAAATAAAATGGGAAGGGAGTGCGTGATATATGCAGTTAAAAAATAGTGACAACCGTTATGAAAAAGCCCTTAAATTCATTCCCGAAGGGGCGCAGACAAAAAGTAAGATGGCCTGCCGCTTTCCTTCAAACTATCCCAAGTTCATTTCCCACGGAAAGGGAAGCCATATTTGGGACATTGACGGGAATGAATACATTGACTGGGTCATGGGACTGGGGCCTGTCATTCTTGGATATGCCGACGACTGTGTGAATGGGGCGGTTGTCCAACAGTTAGACAAGGGGAACGTCTTTCCATTACCGTCGCCCCTTGAAGCTGACCTAGCCGAATTGTTGTCAATTCATGTTCCTTGTGCTGAAATGTCCCGCTTCGGACGCAATGGGGCAGATGCCACAATGGGAGCGGTCAGATTGGCAAGGGCCATAACGGGCCGGGAAGAAGTGTACTATTGTGGATATCACGGAGGGGCAGATTGGTACGCCCACAATATTGCACCCAATAATGGAACAATCAAACAACCAACCTATGTATTTGAATACGGTGGCACTCCGTGGTTTACAGATGAAGACCCTCCGGCCTGTATCATCATGGAAGTACCACCCGACGAACCACCAGAGGGCTACATGCAAATGCTGATAGACCTTGCCCACGAACACGGGGCATTGTTTATCCTCGATGAAATAGTGACAGGATTCAGATATGCGATGGGCGGGGCACAGGAACTATTCAATCTTGATGTAGACCTTGCCTGCTTCTCAAAGGGAATGGCCAACGGATTCCCCATATCGGCAATATGCGGCAAAAGAGAGTATATGGAACGCTTTAATGAGATATTCTTCTCTACCACTTTTGGTGGGGAACTAACGGGGATTGCGGCGGCAAAGGCCACCATAGAAAAGCTCTATCTCACTAACGGAGTAGACCATATCTGGAAGATTGGAGATTCTTTGAGAACGGGGATAAGGGATATAATGGAAAAATATCCCTGCAATGCAGAATTAAAGGGAAATCCCGCACGGTCACTCATCGTCTTCAAGACCGATGATGGCGCGGAAGATGTGATAACAAAGACCGTGTTCCTACAGGAGGTCATTAAACACGGCGTATTCATGGGGGTGCCCATATTTCCTTGTGTGTCACATACAGAAACAGACGTTTACAAGACCCTCTTCGCAATCAACGAAGCCTTTAAATATATCGTACAGAACAGGAATCTCAACAGCAGGGGTCTAATTGGAGAACCAATAAGTTTGATAGGAAGTCCCAGAAAATAATGGCAGGGGTAGCTCAGAGATAGAGCAAACGTGTAGGGGTCGCCCAAAGATGTCGGTTCGAGTCCGGCCCCCTGCCAACTTTAAGGAGGAAGCATGAAGATAATCAGGATTGGTGACTGGTACGACCTGTCCCCGTTAGTCTTAACATGGATGAAATGGCTTGGGAATTTCAGCCCCACATATGACGGGACTCTCAAGGGCTACAAACTGGATTCAGACGATGGAGAGGGTTACAAGGAATATCTTGACTCCGGCGAACTGCGGGAATTGGCTCAATCCTGCATTGTCGTTGCGGATTGGCTTGATGCCCTGCCCGACGAACAGGAGGCCGACGATGTCAAATGATGACCTGCGAGACAAAATCGTCGAATGGCTGAGCAACGAAACTACCCTCTTGGAAGTCGAATGTGAGGCGGCAGGGGACGCGATTCTCTCCCTCATCGAGAGCGAAAGGTGCGTGTGGACGCTGAAGGATGATGAATTTACAATGTCCTGCGGTGAGTCAGTGCCTCAATATGACGAAGAGGGCGTGTGGGTAAAAGATGATATGCCGCCATATTGTTGGCACTGTGGCAAACGAATCGAGGTGAAAGAAGGACTTCGCTAATGGAAAACAGCCCTGTCAATGCAACGGCTCCGGCAAAGTCCCCCGGAGCTGGCTGAAGGTGTGGAAGGAGGGGAAAGAATGACAACACAACCACCGATTGAAGGAATGAAAACAATGCCAGCTTTTTTCTATGGCGATGGCGTTATGGAAGGTATGTGGATTGGTCTTTTAGTGTGGGCCGCCACCAAAAATGAAATAGTGACATCTTTTAAAGAGGAAACCGGGCTAGACCTCCCCAACATGATAAACAGCCGGGGTATCAACGCTATGATTGACAAGGCTACCGGATATGATAGGGCGGTTGTTGTAGCATGGGCTGACTTTGTGACAAAACATTTATGGGGAGAAGAAGAGAGGGAGGCCCAATCATGATTAAATGGGAATGGTGTACAGATGGAGAATGGAAAGGATATTTAAGAAACGCTGAGATAGCCGAAGTGAGCGATAGGCATAGTGGGTTTAAAAGGGGAAAAGACATTTATGTTTGGGATTTGAATATTCTAGGCCACTATGCCGTCTTCACTAAGCTCTCCTTAACAGGCCCTGAAATAGATGGGGGTGATTGGTGAAACCCATCTATTCCCCCGCGACGGTGCAGAAGGACGGGAAGTGGGCGTGGAAAATTGAAATAAGGGAGATTAAAAATGGATAAAGCTATCTTATTTTCAGGCCCGATGGTCAGGGCCATTCTAGACGGAAGAAAAACGATGACGAGGCGGGTAATAAAACCTCAACCCAATACTTCGGCCAAATTCCACCATGTTGATTTCATGGGAACTGCTGTTTTTACAGATGGGACGTGCGCCCGTTTACGCTATCTGCCGAACGATATGCTTTGTATTCGGGAAACGTGGGCCGAGACCTGTGATGAGTACGGTTCCCCGATCATTGTCTACCGTGCCGATAATGCGGCCTACTACATCGATGAAAAACAGATTCTTGCCCCATGCACGACGAACTGGAGCCTCAATAATTACCCTGCCTGTGGCAAGTGGAGGTCGCCTATTTTCCTGCCAAAGTGGGCGTGGAGAATCAAGAACCCGGTCATCTCTGTTCGGGCCGAGAGGGTGCAGGAGATCACGGAGGAGGATGCAAAGGCGGAAGGCGCAGAACTCGCTTGCAGGGTAAACGACGACCATTGGTTTTTCAACGGGGAAACCCCAAATCCAGACAAGCCTTTTTCGTATCAAGACGGCTTTGGGTATATTTGGAACTCCATCAACGGCAAGAAGCACCCGTGGGAGTCAAACCCCTTCGTGTGGGTAATTGAGTTCAGGAGAATCATACCATCCGGGATTACCGGGTAGAGGGGGGAAGTGATGAGAGAAATAAAGTTCAGGGCGATACCATTGAGGTCATCAGCAACATCTACGAGGATAAGTGAGGAATAGTTGACACTACGACTACTCAATTTGGCGGTTCTAACAGTTAGACATTTTGAAGAAATCCGCAAATGGCGCGATGAACAAAGGGACATCCTGCGGACAAAGGAAGATATGAGTCCATCAGACTACAGACAACTTCTAATAGAAGATGAGTGCAAGCGGTATGCCAATGAAAATCATCTGTATGGCATCGCAATAAATAATAAATTTGTGGCCTTTGGGGGTCTCACCCACATCAACTGGCTTACCCACTCCGCTGAACTTTCCTTTATATGCGGTCACCATGAACATTACGAAACCGCTTTTAGGTTTCATTTGCGTGTAAGTTCAGAAATTTGGTTTTCAAATTCATATTACAAAGGAAAAGTTTTGATTTCAGAAACATATCCTTTTCGCACACACCACATGGAACTCATGGAGAAGTCCGGGTTCAAAAAGAAAAGTATCATTCATGAACTGACAAGGGAAGATTATGAACATATTACTTCTTAAGATGGGGACAGATGACGGGTCACAAAATGAAATGCCCTCCCTTGGAATGGGTATAGTAGCGAGAAGATTGAAAGACTTGGGGCATGACGTGGAGGTTGCAGACGGGCATATGTGCGGTAGTGTTCCCCTTACAACCCATACGTTTGATGCTCATATGATTTCAGCCGTTTCCCTTGAGTGGCAAGACGTCGAGACGTGGATGGGCCGCAATCCAAAAGAACGGTTCATCATTGGTGGCCCACACGCCTATTCATACCACGATATAATCACAAAAAAATATCCCGACATCACCGTGGTTGTTGGTGAGTCCGACACGATAACAAATGAACAAATCGACACCAAAGGCGTGGTTTTCCTTCCTCATGCAACATCGGATGAACTTCTTGCACCCGATTACTCTGACTTTATAGGAAAGGAAAGCATGAGAGGATATTCTACCTATATTTCAAGGGGGTGTACAAATGTTTGTAGTTTCTGTCAGTCTGGGAAAGCACATGGACGGTGGAGAAAAAGGAACATGGACTCCGTGAAAGAGGAGTTCAAGACCATCGAACAGTATCCGAGTGTCACCACAGTCCATTTGATAGACGATGCCTTTAGTGCGGACATTGAACACAGTAAGAAATTCCTTGACTTCTATCTTACGAGTGGCTTTAAATATAAACTGAATATCTTCAACGTCCGAGCAGACCAGCTTGACGGGGAGATACTTTCAATGATGGAACGGGCGGGGGTGGTTAATCTACCCATCGGGGTGGAGTCGGCAGACCCCACAGTCTACAAGGCCATTGGAAAGGGGGAGAGCCTTGACGATATAAAGGAGGGAATACGACTCATTCAGGAATGTGGGATAGTCCCGTGGCTCAACATGATAATAGGCTTGCCATTTGATACGTGGGAACGAACCCAGAATTCAGTAGAATGGGTAGAATCCATCCCCGGCCCGAAAATAGTCCATTGGTTCGTTTATTCCCCATTCCGGGGAACAAGGGCATACAGTCGGTTGGTCAAAGATGGAATAATTCAGGATGGATATATCCCGCCCCCATACGGAAGGAGGTATGACAATTTTCCGTGGGAGAGTGACTTTGAAACCCCGGACTTCACATTTGAAGAAAGAAGAAAGGCCAATCTTTATGCCTATTTAAGAACCTGTTCGCCAATTATTATAAACTCGAACATCTTAAAAGATGTACTGAAATACGGCCTCAAGGAGGATTACATCAACTGGCTCAACAACGCGCCATTGAATGATTACATACAAAATGAACTACCGAAGAAAAAGGAGAAACAACAGATATGATAATCTTAAGGAGGATATCATGACTTGGTTTGAAGCGTATATGTTGTGGAACATTGGGTCTATAATGATAATATTCATTCCCGTTGTGGCAGTTTCATGCCTTGGGGTTGTGGTATTCACAATTATTTTTTTCGATAAGGCTCACGATGTATCTAGGTATGAAGAAGATAGCGAATCAGGGTGGTATAAAACTGCATTGTACTGGAAATCATTTTCTTGCAAGGGATTAAAACTGTGTATCCCAGTTGCTGTTTTGTCCATTCTAATATTAGCGATAATTCCATCCACCGAAACCATATTCAAAATAATCGCCACAAAGAAGGGCATTGACGCTATCCAATCCGATACGGCATCAAAGTATTTTGGCGAGATGGACAAGGCCGTCACCAACGGAATGAAGGTATTAAATCAGGAAATAGAGAAAAAGCTGGATAAGAAGGAAAAGAAATGAGTCTTGCGGCAATGATGTGTCTTGGAATAGCTTACGTCATCATTACAATACTGTGCATGATTGAGCGCAGAGGATGGGACGCTTTATACTGGGTAGGGGCATTATTGATAACGCTGTCTTTGATTGGCAGGAGGTGACATGACCGAGAAAACAAGGATAGTATTGGAGGCCGTGCGAAGATTCAAGAATCTTCCAACCAGAACCATAGCGCGATATATTCTTGAGAATCACGGCGACCTGTGGGACGGGAGCTTGGAAAAGATACGGTCTGCCGTTAGGACTAGGCGAGGAACCAACGGAGAAGAAATAAGACGGGGCGTCCCACTATTGATACCGGGAGAACACATTAAACTCCCACAGACATGGAAAAAGGATAGGGAGCCGCACCACCTTTCACCCGGTCTTTGGTTGTTCTTGCCCGATATTCACGTTCCATTTCATGATATAACCGCCGTGGAATCTGCGGTATCATACGGTAAATCTCAAAAAGTGGATGGGATAGTATTCCCCGGTGATGCACAGGACTGTGCAAGTATCAGTTTTTGGGTTTCACAACGGAAAAGGAACTTTGATAGAGAAGTGGAGATATTCGTAGACTTTCTTGATTTCATTCAATGCGAATTTCCCGAACAGAAAAAAGTCTACTTACCGGGTAACCATGAATACAGGCTTCCGCGAATGTACCAGACTAAAGTTCCTGACCTGATGGGTTTGCCATTGCTTGCGATGGACGCAGTACTTAATCTGGAGGGGCGCGGGTATGAATTTTTGGAATATTCCCAACTGATAGTGGCCGGAGAACTACCTATACTCCACGGTCATGAACTGGGGGGAGTGTCAACCACCGTGAACCCCGCAAGGGGTCTAATGCTAAAGACCAAATCATTCTCCATGTGCGCCCACTTTCACAGAACGTCCGAACATTCCGACAGGAGCATACGCAACAAACTCTTGACAACATGGTCTATGGGCTGTCTGTGTGATTTAAGCCCCGATTATTATCCGTATGGCAACAATTGGAATTGGGGGTTCGCATTGGTCAACGTGGAAAAGGACGGCAACTTTGAAGTAGAGAACAAAAGAATCCTTCCCAATGGGAAGGTAGTATAAGGAGGATACATGGGATACATATGGTGCATAGGCGGGGGTCAGATGCAAATCCCCGTAGTAGAAGAAATTAAGAAAATGGGGTACATGGCGATAGTTTCAGACGGTGACGCCGATTGTGTATGTGCTTCCAAGGCCGACATCTTTCTTAACGTGGACATCTTCGATGTAGATGGACACGTGAGGGCGTCAGAGGGAATGGAAGAAACCTTGATGGGGGTGTTCGCCTGCGGGATAGATGCCCCGGTGACTGCGGCCACCATTGCAAAGAGATTCAGCCTTCCCGGTGCGAATCTTGAAATGGCACAGATAATTCACAATAAGCACATGTTCAGAATATCCCAAAAGACCTTGGGGTACAATTGCCCGGAATTCACCCATGTTCCGAGGGGTGGAACGCATCAGGTCAACAAGATAGAAAAGGATTTGGTAATCAAACCCTGCCTAAATAGCGGGAGCAGGGGCACAACATTAATAAACAAGGGCAGTTACCCCTTGGACGTACAAAGGGCCATTGAATTCGCCCACTTAAACAGCAGAGACGGTGGTGCCCTTGTAGAGGAGCGGCTCTACGGAACCGAACACACCGTGGAAACGCTTGTGGATAAGAACGGAGTTTGTCACCCATGCTTTATTACCGACAGGCTCTTTGATTATTCAATGGGTGCCGTTGAGACTGGTCTTAGAAACCCGTCAACACTTCCAGAATACATCCAGAATCATGCGTTTGAAATAGCCAAACACATGGCATATGATTATATGATTGACAATTCCCCGCTAAAGTTGGATATTATGGTTACGGATAAGGGTATCTACGTCATAGAGGCCACAACGAGAATGAGCGGGGGATTTGACTGTCAGTACTTGGTTCCTGCGGCAACAGGTATGAATCCTGTGAGGGCCGGGATTCAAGTTTGTCTTGGGCATGATATAGACAAGCGGCTCCTTTCCCCCTCAAAGAACAAAGTGGCCGTGAGCAACAGTCTCTGGCCCTCTCCGGGAAGGATAAAGTCAATATCGGGACTCACGGAAGCGAAAAAGATTCACGGGGTTGAAAAGATATTCATGCGTTATAAAGCCGGGGACATCATTAAGCCGTACATAGACTGCGCCAAAAGAACGTGCTTTATTATTACAAGCGGTAATTCTTACGGGGAGGCTATGGGAGTATTTGAGGAAGTAAAGAACACAATAAAAATAGAGGTGGACAGATGAGAGCATATCTTTTTATCGAAACAGGGGAAGAAAGAAAACCCAAAGTAGATGAGTATTTTATGAACATTTGCGGGTCGGCTGAAAGGTGCTGTCAGAACGACACAGGAAATAGGGCCATCCTTGCCCTCCATGAAATCGACATACCGGATGTGGCAAAAGAACTCAAGATAATCACAGGTTCTTTATGCGACCTCAATACGGTAGTCAAAATCATCCCCATCCACCGCCCGAAGGCGAAGGTGAAGAAGTGGGAGTGGGTTGTAGACAAAGGTGTTGGGCGTAGTTATTACGCATCCGGCGTGCATCGTACCGAGGAACAAATACGGTATGTTTTTCCTAATTCCAAATGGTACCACCGTATCGACGAAACCGAAATAGAGGAGGAGGAATGAGGCTCAGAGTATACGGGGCGGGGGCCATAGGAAGGGGCTTTCTCCCGTGGGTCTTTCGTGACGCAGAGTTTGAATTCATAGACCCCAATGTTAATCTCGGAAGGAATTCATACAGAACCTACATGACCTCAAATGGACGCTACGAACATATTGATGTAACAATCCATCCCCCTTCAAGGCCCGACGCCATTTTCTGTTGTGTGGGAACAAGGAACTGTATTAAGATTGCAGACCAGTTTCGCAACCCCGCCATTCCTGTTTATGTCTGTGAAAACGACTCAAGGGTGGTGCCAGTCTTGAGAGAAATCACGGGTAACGACAACATATGGTTCGCAATCCCCGACGTGATAACCTCAAATACCGCCCCAGAAACGCTTCTCCATGTTGACCCCCTTGCCGTGGTGACGGAGGAAGGGCACCTCTACATGCCATTCGGAAGCAGAATCCTTGAGAGGGGAAATTATCTGTCGCCAGAAATGATGCACAACCAATGGATTGCGAAACTTTATCTTCACAACACCCCCCATTGCATTGTGGCCTATCATGGATGGGGAAAGGGTTACGAGTTCATGGCGGAGGCAATGGAGGATGATTGTATACGGGATGAGTGTGAAGGAGTTCTTGGAGAATGTATTAAAATGGTGACGACAAGGTACGGCCTGAATCAAAAGTTCGCAGAGTACTACGCCGAGAAGGAAATGAAACGTTTCTCCAATAAGCTCCTTTATGACCCCATTACGAGGGTTGCAAGGGAACCCCTGAGAAAGTTGGATGAAGGAGAAAGGCTTATAGGTGCCGCGAGACTGTGTATTCAATGCAACTTCGTTCCGTGGCATATTATGAAGGGAATACGGGCCGCATTGGAATACAACAATCCAGAAGACCCGGATTACACAGAAAACGGAAGAACACATCACGAGTTCATGGACGAGACAGAACCTCTCCAGTACTTGATGGGAGAATAAAAATGAAAATTTATGTGGGAACAGCCAATTGGGGCCAAGAGTACGGAATTAATAAGGTCAAGGTATCTCCCGGAGAAATCGATAAGATACTCGAAGTTGCCGATGCCAATGATTGCGGCATTGAAACGGCATGGGATTACAATTGCATGGAAGCCTTGCGGGGACTGAGCGACCAGTTTGATATCATTTTTAAATGTGACACAGCGGAACAACTCGAAGCATCAAGGCAAATCATGGGTAGGTCTATTCTACCAATGAAACATCATCCGCCATACAGGTCTTGGGCTAACAGGTCAATATATTCCCCAGAATACCACTCGGACTATGTGACGGAATTTCCGTATAATATTGTTGACCAACGCTTTAGATACTATTCTGGAACACAGATGGCATTGGCTCGTTCCGTCTTTATTCAAGGTCTTGCCTTTGGTATGCCAGATTTCCACGGAATTCCTTTTTATCATTTATGTTGGAACTTCGTAAGAAACAATCCCAATATAGATGGAATCGTCGTGGGCGTGGACACATCGGAACAGCTTAAAGACATACTGAGCATACCCAATTACGAAATAGATTACGGAAATATCGGGGGTGATGGTTGGATAAAAACATTGTAACCATAATTCAAGCAAGGGTTGGGAGTACTAGGCTACCGAACAAAATAAACCTTGACCTGTGGGGGAAGACCATTCTCCAGAGGGTAATAAACAGGGTAAGCAAGGCTAGGCATGTTTCTACCGTTGTACTCGCCATGCCGAATACGGCCATTGATTCACGCACGTTCCGTGAGATGGATACCCCCGGATTCCTTGGTAGTGAAACCGATGTTCTTTCAAGATACCACAAATGCGCCACCGAATTCAACGCAGACGTGGTAGTCAGAATAACCGCCGACTGCCCCCTGATAGACCCGTTTATTATTGACAGGACAATAGGTTTCTTCATGAACAACGATTATGATTATGTGTCTAACAGGCTGGAACGCCCCGGCTACCCCGATGGGCAGGATGTGGAGGTTTTTCGCATGGAAGCCCTTGACCTTGCCGAAGACTTCTCGCGGGATAAATCGGACAGGGAGCATGTAACACCGTATATAAAAAGACACCTTAGATGCGGGGCGTTACATTCCTATTCAGACTTCATGGATGTGAGAATGACTATAGATACATGGGAAGACTACCGCAAAATCAGGGAAATTGTGGCAAAATTGATTGAAAAACACGGTGAGATAACATGGAATCTAGCACAAATAATGGAGGTAATGTGAGTCAGATAATACTGGATATAGGTTCGGGGAATACGCACAAGAACAACTGCGAGTATGCCTTGAGAATGATAGATGAAGTCAAGGCCATTGATATGGATAAACATGAAATCATCTTCAAGGCGCAACTATTTGAACCGGGCACACGAAAACCCAACATACCCCTTGATAGGTATACATTCTATGTCATGTATCGGCATTGCGAAGATTTAGGATACAAAATGACATCAAGCGTATTCGACCTCGCATCCCTACAATTTTTGCTGGAGTGGGACATTCCCTTTGTTAAGATAGCCAATGACCCCAGTATTGATTGGCTCATAGGGGAGATACCAAGGAAATATTTGGTATATAAGAGCGTGGGGACGGAGGAGGAATACTACGATTGCCGAGGGGCCGAGACTTTGTTTTGTGTAAGCGAGTACCCAGCAGATATATCAAGGTATCCCATCGGGCCAGATTGTATCTCCGACCACACGGTTGGACTTGACTTGTGGTATGGAAATAAACCCGTTATTTGGGAGAAGCACCTACGTCTTGAGGATTCCACGGGTTTAGATGCTGGCCCATTTGCCATAACACCGGATGAATTGAAGGAGATACTATGAACATATTAATTACGGGCGGCACAGGCACTTTTGGCAAGGCCGTTCTCAAGATTCTTGCTCATGACAAATCATGCACGAGGGTTGTTGTGTTTAGCAGGGATGAGCTAAAGCAATCAGAACTGCAACAGATATACCCCGAAGAAAAATATCCAACAGTTAGATTTTTTCTGGGAGATATTCGTGATGTTAAAAGATTGAAACGAGCATTGAAAGATATAGACCACGTTATCCATGCCGCCGCACTAAAACAAGTCCCTGCCGCGGAATACAACCCGACCGAGGCTATCAAGACCAACATCATGGGGTCCGTTAACCTCATCGAGGCTTGTATAGACTGCGGTGTCAAAAAAGTCATCGCCCTTTCAACGGACAAGGCGGTGAATCCAATCAATCTGTACGGGGCCACAAAGCTCTGTATGGAAAAACTCTTGGTGGCAGGCAACCACTACTCGAACAAAACCCTCTTTAGTGTCGTGCGGTATGGTAACGTGGTCGGTTCAAGGGGGAGCGTAATACCCCTGTTTAAGATGCAGGCGGAGGCGGGAAAATTGACGGTCACACATCCCGACATGACACGGTTCTGGATTACGACCGAAAGGGCGGTTGAGTTTGTCCTGTCAAGACTCAAGGACATGAGGGGGGGAGAGGTGTTCGTTCCAACAATGCCATCTATGAACATCCTTGACCTTGCGGAAGCTATGGCCCCGGATGCAAACATATCCATGACAGGCATACGACCGGGAGAAAAAATGCACGAAACCCTGATAAGCCGTGATGACGCCCACAGGGTAACAGCGTTCAAAGATTACTATACCATTCATCCAGACGTGAGATTCTTCGCGTCGGAACAGACAAGGGGCGAGAACGTTCCCCCTGATTTTGAATATACTTCCAATGGAAACAAACAAAGGTTGACCGGGGATGAATTAAGGAGGATTATATGAGCAAGGCACCGTGGAACCCAGAGGGTCAGAGAAGGATACGGGAGAACATTTGGACAACGGAACACGAAAAGGTTTTCATAGACGGCCTTGGAACATATTCGTCTTCAAGGATGCCGCGCCTTGAAATGCTCCGAAACTATCTTATCGCCTTGAATCTTCCCGGCCCCATGAAGGGAATGGATAAAAACCATCTCAAAACATACGTGAAATATTCGATAGCGATGGAGGAAGCAAACCCGACTCTCAAACGACCCCCACAGAATACCCTACAGGACGTTTTCGGGGATGTGGATGGATGATTAGTCATGTTAGATGCAAAAATGCAATGGCGATACCGTGGAGCGCAATACAGACTATTTGTTGTTTACAACTCGTTTACAACTAGTAAAAGTGCGATTTGGAGGAAGTTATTAACTCAGGAACAATTGTCTTTCTGCCTCTCTTCTTCGGACAAGACCCTTGAGCTTCCTCCCCCCACCCCACACCCACTTGCGGAACTCATCGGATGCGTCAATGTATTCCCCCCTGTTTATCTTTGAGCGCAGGGTAGACCTTTGAAGGGCACCTGACCCTAGATTGAACACAAAGCTCACCAGCGAGGCAAATTGGGCGTCTGACAGGGGAACCGATATCAGTCTCAGAACGGATTTCTCCGCAGTCTCTACGTCCTTTGCGAGAATATTCTCCGCATCATCTTCGGATATGACGGTGAAGGACTCGCCCTTACGGACAACGTGACCGTATCCTATGGTGGGATAGCCAGCCGCACATAGATAGACGGTAGGGCTGAACCCCTCAAATGACTTTATCAGGTCTAAGCCTGCTTGGATTATATGTCTCATTTGAGATAAAAAACCTTTGCACTCATACGCTGGCCAAAATAATAGCTCAAACATAGCATGAGGCAGGACATATCGGTTTCTGTGTAGGTATACTTCACGGCATCCAGTATCCCGGTGCCGCTTACCGTGACCATGCTGTAAACCTGTGCCAGTTTAACGGTGCAGTACAGACCCGTGAACAGGTAAGTAATCGTTGGCCTTACGGAGCCATTGTAGAGATTCAGGATTGCGTCAGCCCAACCAACCCCCGATTTCTCTATTTTCGCAGATTCATACAACGCCTTGCTCTCGCTGATATCTGCTTCTGCATTGATTTCCTCAAGCCGTTCAGTATGAAGTTGCCTCTGGGCTTCCATCTGCAACTTGAGGACTTCAAGCTCATGCTTGTTGTCCTGTTTCTGTTTGAAAAACTTAAGAATGTCGGGAATGAACCCCCCGGCGAAACCTAGAAGTGAACCGAGTAATGCTATCATGCGTCCTTTCCTCCTTCCATCTGCTCAAGCAATTGGATGATGGCCTTCATTTCCATTACCGCCTTGTTGTGTTCCTCAACGGATGTGGCTATTTCCATTCTGAGCCTGAGTATCTTCTCGTGCAATGCCTGTGCTCTGAGCATGAGCTTTTCTTTATCTGGCTGATCTGCCATAGCGACAGAACTGCAAATAAGCACACCGATGATTAATGCGGCAATTAACGCTCTCATCTTAACCTTCCTTTGTCCGGGCGCACTAGCCGGACTCTAGCCGACGTTCTGAGGTTGCCGGTCACCCACTTCAACATAGTTCATTTTACAACCTTACACATGGGGCATACGCCATCAATCTTTTCTATCTTCCCCGCATTAGCAATAAGTTCTTCCTTCTCTCCAACGGTGGGGAACTTCCACTTTCCGTACTTACGTATCCTGCCACACTTGCACACATAGATTAGATATTTCGCCCCGCTTCCATTTTCGCAACCCCCTTGATGAGTTCTTTCACATCCTGCTTGATTTCTCTGATATCTTCAACCAAATCTCCATGAAGGGGGCACGTTCCATTTCCGTTTGATTTCACCCACGGCTTTACCCTGAGTACGGTTATTATCACGGCTCCAGCTGATATGGCTATTCCCGCCTCGCCAATCCCCAACACTATTCCCCTCCTTGGTATAATACGCTTTTCGACTTAGACCTTTCCCGTACTTGTCCTGCCTGATAGAGAATGTTTCCCGTCTGAGAAGGAATTTTCTTTAAATACTTCGCCCCAAGACCCTGAATCTGCATCATTTCGCCTGCCAGATGTGGAGATGTGAGCGGTAACATTCCCCAAAGTGCCGGGTTTAGATTGTAAGCCCCAAGTCCTATCCCCGTAGCCATGCTCCTGCCCCACAGACCACGCGGCATTAGGTCAGCCATATCGTATCCAGCTATCATGGCTTCTAAATCTATGCCTGTCATTCCTTTAAAATCAGTCACCAACTGTTGACGAAACTCTTTGTCCAACTTGGCAGACGTTCTGAACTTGTTTATGGCTGACTCCATACTGGCTTTATCTCCCAAGGAGAAGGCTTTCTCAAACTCGTCCTGCCATTGGATGTACTTCTTGTAATTGGATGTGAGTTCGGCATAATTGGGAACCTGTTTTTCAAGTGTATGCGCAGTTGCACCGTAGAGTTGTTTGGCAACATTCTTGACGGGGGCGTTCCTATTCGGGTCTATCTTCCGTTGTTCCTCCCATATCCACTTCTTCATGGCGTCTACCTCAGAAGGAAGCATTTCATACGGAGTCCCACCCATTGTCCTGTCTAGGAGGTATTTGTTGATTTTATTCAATTCACCCTGCATGGCCTTCTGTAGCTCAAGATTAGACCCCGTATAATTAAGGCTTCCATCTATGTTCCTCTTAACCCTGATGCTGTCAAGGAGGCCATCGAAGCGGGTATATATCTCGCCGGGATTGACCATAGTTCCCGCGTTGTCTATTTCCGCAAGCCCTTGTGCATACCGTGCTCCTTCCGCATCTGCCATAGTATTAAGGGAGTCTTTTATCCTGCCAACCATGTCCTTGCCCGTCATGCGGCCCCGAAGCATATTCTGATAATCCGCAGACCATTGACGTGCCTTGTTAACAGTCTTTACAGCCGTACCGCTTAGTGCGCCAACAACAACATCTTCGGCCTTGCCTAGGCCAGCACCAAGTGCCTTACCACCACCATACAGGATATTGGTGGCCTTGCCAGCCCTGCTCAAGGCCCCACCTTTTGAGATTGCGCCAGCACCTCCAAGTACCGTGGACACGTCGGTAAGAAAGCCAGCGGGGTCTGTTTCCATTGTCTTGTAAAGATTTCCCAGACTGCCGTAGCGGTCTTTCATACTCTGAGAAAATGCGTCCCAATTGGGAATGTCTTCTCCCGTACCCAGACCTGTGAGTTTTTCAATCCCCCCTGCGGCTGTCTTGCCCAAGGCTTTCATGGTTCCGGGGATGTTCGCTATGGTTTTTGCCGTATCTATTCCAAGGTTTAACGCGCTCCTTGGAAGGTTCTTGAGCATGGGGAGTATGCGTGGCCCCGCATCTTCCATAAGAGATTCCTGAGTTGGTGTTTCTACGGGTTTGTTCTTTTCAGACACATACTCCCTTGCAGACTTGAACACCTCCTCGAAATCAGAATCTGTAGGTTCTGTTTCCCCTTGCCAATCAAAGGTTATGGTTGTGCCAGTATCGTCTTGTACGGTATATTTAGGCATTATTCCACCCTGAATATTTTGAACTTGGATTTAGGTTTGGTTCCCTCTATGGATATTTCTTTTCCAAGTTGCTTTGACATGAGTTCATTCATCCATTTCAAGTTCTCTTTGAATCTTTTTAGCCTTGACTGTAGGTTGGTCATGGGAAGATTGGGGTCTAACAAGAAGGAGGTTAACCGCTTGTATTCCTGTTCGTTGATTTGCGCTCCAGACCTTATCCTGAGAACGAAGTCATTCATATCACGAATATTAGTATAGAGTTCCACCTGTTTAGAGGGAAGGTCTTCTATCTTCTCCATAGCCTGACCTATCCTGCCCGATATAGGCCCAACCCAATCCCCTGCGCTTTTCTCCTTCAAAAGACCTTCTACCTTATCGGTCATCTTCATGAGCATGGTGGTATCTACGAGGCGTTTTCTTTCTTCTGCCGATGTGGTGGGTTTTTCTTTCTTGGCTGGCTCAGTCAGATATTTACCCCCCATACTTCCCGTAGGCTCTATCTGAGTCAATGCGTCACCCGTAGCGGTAACCCGTTGCGTGGTATCTATGGCCTGAGTGTTCTGTATCCTTCTGCCAAACTTGTTAATCAAAGCCTTCTCACCAGTAGGAAGTTCAAGGCGTCCCGCAACCGTGTTTTCATCCTCCCACCCCTGCTTTAACATGTTGAGGTAGGCCACACCTGTTTTTTGTTTTTCCCCTGCTTCCTGAATCAATGCCGCAAGACCTTCTTTCTTCTGTTGGTTCCAATGCTTCAAAGCGTCGGGAGTCATTGTAGATGGGGTTATGCCTGTATTGGCAAAGGTCTGGTTAAAGTAATCTGCCTCCCGTTCATTCCACGTTTTCAAGGCTTCCGTTGTGGGGTTCATCGTTAGGGGGTTGAAACCAAGTTTGTTCTTCACCGCCCAATCAAGGAACTGATTTATATCACCCTGCGGTAAACCACCTTGGGGTTGTCCAACTGTTGGACTTGCCTCCTTTTCATAATAATTTTGCTCCTGCCCGGCTGGCCCCATCTGTCCCTTTAGAACGAAGCCTTCGGGGGCAGACTCTCCTTGATTTCTCAATGCCATTGAATCATCTTCGTAAAGTGCCATATTTACCCCCTAAAGGTAACTGTACATATTATCAGTTGTGGTTACTGTCTTTAGCGATTTCTGCCACTCTGCGAGTGCCGCTTGAAAATTGGATTGGGCCGTTGCAAGCTGTCCACCATACTCCGATGTAGCCTTCTGTATTTGACCAGCATATTCAGGGGCATAAAGCTGTGCCCCGGTTCTTGCCGCCCCAGCGGCTATATCAGACAGACCGCCACCATATCCTGACATTAATTGTTTCCGTGCCTGTCCCTGCATGTACGGGTTGTCCGTGGCCGCTATTTTCCCCATTCCAGTATAGAGCGCGTTTCTCGCCTTTGTATAAAGGGGTGCCGCTTGCTGTTGAGCAAGATAGTTTATTCTACCGTAATCATACGCGGGAAGATTGTACGTTGGAGAGGACATTGTGGGTAACGCTCCGCCCCCTATGTACGTGGTAGTGTTTGTGGTTCCTGTGAGATACGGCCTCCTTGTTGTGGTTGTACTCCCACCACCACCCACCGACTTTCCTCCCGCAGTCCCGGTGGAGGAATAAGTTGTCGGTTTCCACCCGGTGGATACTGATTCTACATTGCCGCCACCATAAGGAGCCGCGTATTTTTCTTGGGGATAATATATTCCCGGTTCATAGTTGAATGGTTCTTCGGTGTATCCGGTATCATAACCATATCCTTGTTCTTCACCGTACCAATATCCCCCAAAGTCACTTGGATATGAGGCGTCCGCCCCCGATTCATCACCGCCATAATAGTACCCCGCGAAGTCGCTTGGATATAATTCATCTGCCATTTAAACCTCCTATTTAAGATAATATCTACCCATACCCATACCGCAACTCGTTCCAATTACTGCGGGAAGATATTTATCTACTTCTTCATCGGGGTCGTATACCGTGTTGACCGTTGTTTCTATTTTAGATATAACTTCCCCCCCCGTATAATAATACCCTATTGTAGCAGTATAATCCTCTCTTGCTTCCACTTTCGTATAAGTTCCGTTATCCCAACCCTGCTCATAATACCACGGTAGAGTATATTTGGCGTTGTCACTCTGGTCAATGTATGTTGGTGGTGTTGACCTTGCCATATCGAGTGCGACAAAAAAACTGAATGGATTTGTGAATTTGTATTTGTATTGTAGATATTGGTTAAATATTAAGATATGACCATTAGTTGATGTTTCACTTTCATCTGTAAGAACCAATATAAGTCCACCAGTACCTATTTTCTTTTTTATCACATTCCTTCCATCGGTGGCCTTTAAATAGAACTGTCCCACGACATCCGCCGATGTTCGGATTGTAAACCATGAAGTAGAATATTTGTGAATAACATTAATTATTGAAATACCCTTGGCATCAGCAGATGCTGGTAAAATATACAATTGTGATGGTGTATATGACTCGTACCAGTTGTTGCCCAATCTTCCATTCGTGTATGTTCTTTTTGCATAAAAAGAATTGGCGACAATAACCGTATATTGCGACGATGCCGATAAAAATGATGGGGTTTGAATCCATCTTAAACCAGATATATATTGTTTCGTTTCCTTTTGTTCTACTGGTTCAACCCTAGTTCTTGTTCTATTAAAAGGGAAATCGTATTTGAAGTTCCAAGTCGGTAGCGTGAATATCGGGAAGTCGTATCCGTATTCCATCGTTTCATAATCGGAGTTCTGATAGGGTTTCTTCTTGACAGACTGGACAACAATCTGTTCGTTGTCTTGTGCCTTGTGCCACACGGATTCCATCATATAACGATAATCGGGCGTTTCCCCTACGGGCACAGTTTGGGCCGTGACCAAGTATGGTTTCCTTCCATACTCCTTCATGCCTGAAATGTGTTTTGTGATTCTATCTGTCATCGAAGTTCTCTAAGTTAAAGGCTATATCGTAAAGTGTCATGTCGTTTGAAATAGAGGCGTTACCAATCTTTAGGGCCACGTTGGTTCCAAGGATGTCTATTGTTTTCTTCGACCGCTTAATGGTTTCTCCTGTCCTGTCGGCAACCATTGTAATCATAAATGAAGCCTTCTCAACGCCATTCTGATAGGGTATTACGGATATATTTCCAGCCGTCTGTGTCTTGTGGCGAATTTTCAGGTCTTTTACCATAAACTCGTTCCCCTCTGCGTTTATTTCCATCCTTATAAAGGAATCTATCGCCGTGGAAACATCGTTCTGCGAAGTGTTCAACCTGTATGCGTACCCATCCGTCCCACCACCAACCTGAACCAACGGGACGTTACCGCTACCAGCCTCTGCTTCTATGTAGGAATTAAGGACTTGGCCAAGTGAATCAAATGACCACGTTTTATCGACTAGGTCGTACACGGGGAAGACGTTGCAATTGGTGGCAGATGAGCCGCTCACAAGTCCAACACGCAGGACATTGTATGTGGAGTCGTATCCTATCCACATCGTATCTTCATATCCATACCGTATGCATTCTGCTTTGGTGATATCGAAGTAGTTGGCTATATCATCAGATACCCCATATACAACCCTTCCATCGGTGGCGAATATTCCGTAGTGAGAAAGGAAATATGCCATAGTCTTAATCTGTTCATCGGTTGCCGTGGATGTCAGAACTCCGTCAACCACAACAGCAGACTTGGGGGAAAACGTACCCACCTTATTAGACAGAACAAGCGTTCCAAATGTATCTGGTGAATAACCCTCAAATAGGGTTAGTGTCCCACCGTCAACCCCCCTTTCCTCCTGCCACGCCATCATTTCATTGTAGAAGTTCTTGCAACAAACAACCCTGTTCGACCTTCCATCTCCCGCCTTCAAAATCGCAAAGTCGCTACCATTCAAGTGTGTCGGTTGGTATGCCTCTGACACGTGGATAAAGTTGGGGGTGTTCTTGAATACATAACACCCCCTATTTTTCCATCCAGTATTCACAATGCCAGCACCAAGTTCTCCTATCGAGAAAAATGGTTGCCCCGTGAATCCCACCACTAGGTTTGATGAAGTTGTGCTACCCGACATTTGAAGGTAATACCAATAGGCATAATTCAGGAGTTTACCAAATTGACATGGTTGAACAGATGTATGCCTCTTGAAAGTAATCCATCCAGATTTCACGAAACCACTCGTATAATCATGGATATTTGAGGCCACGCTCCACGTAGACCCGCAGAATATCCCAACGGTATCTATGGAAGCCACATGTGAGTTTGTAAGCGGCCCCATATCCACATAGAACGCCTCAACGGGGTCTGTGGCGGCGAGATAAATCTTCTGAGTAGGTAGAAGTGAAGATATGATAACAGCATCGGGTGATTGGGTTTGATAGAACGATGCCGCACCCTCTATGTTCGATGTAAAGACTTGAGCCTCAACAAGATTCATGGGGGTTCCATCCCATACGTTCTGTAGAGGCTGAAATGACGAGTCGTATGTTACCGTTGCCGCATCACATACACCGCTTAGACTTCCCCCCACAAGATAAAGCTGATACCAGAACCCATTGGCTCCGTAAATGTTCTTTGTTATTTCGTCCGAAGGTGGACTCCACGCAATAGAACCATCCTGTCCAAGGGCACACGAAGCCGCCGCAGAGGTTCCATTCACCACGCTTGTAATGGATTTCCAAGAGCCGTTCCAATAGTTCATGGATAACGAAGCACCCGTGGAGTTCTTATTTCCCATGACAATATTGAACGCCTTCGCCGGAACGGGAGTCATTATATAAATGGCATCATGGTCATCCGCATAAGTCCCTATTCCGTTAAGGGTGGCCACCGTGGAGGTGGAATCATCCAAGACCTCAATGGAATAATCAGACCCGGCGTCCGGTATCTCGGGGTGAGCCGCCGCCGCTTTGTAGACTATGAACTTCTCAACGGGCGTGTTTGTTCCTGTGTATATCTGGTGGCCATCAACCCCGTTTGAAAACAGCATCTTGTCGGTTATGACAGTCCATGCCGCTGGTTTTGGATTCGCAGATTGAGTGAAGACTATAGACCCGAAAGACCCGGTAATGCTTCCCGGTGGAACCGTTGCGGCCTCAAGGATATTTGAACCGCATTGTGCGTAGAAATGCCTCTCAGTCCTTTTCCCTTTGGAGAACTGGAACATGGTTGCTATGACAGAACCCTCGGCGGTCGAATTAAGTCTTTGCTGACCGGGACGCTTTATAATGCCGGGGTGTGTGTTGCGTATATTCTGGGCCTCAGAGAACCTTCCAGATTCAAGCTGTTCCGGCTCAAGGTAAGTGTTGGCACCACCACGGAAGGGGAGTTTCCTTGTCTTTATCTGTTTCTGTTCCTGCTCGTTGAGTTGGCGTCTGTCAATAGGCATTTTTTATAAACTCCGTGTCCACTTTTTCATTGTCGTCAATCATGAGTTTATACCAGTATTTTTCTGCCTGACCATCTATGTAGGTTCTTTCGGCCACAGTAAGACGCTTCTCGCTCGCAAGTCTGCTTGCAAGCATCCATGTCAGCATTTCAATGTATCTTACGGGAAAATCAGGAATGTCGCCGGAAGAATCAAAATCCTCAAGAGAGGTTGTTGCCAGATAATAAATGACATATTTGTAGTCATCCGGCACGGGATAGAGGTGTACCCTTCCCGTTGCGTGTTCCATGCAAAACTTGGTTGGAATTGCGGAGTAGTATTTCTCTGGAATATCCATGTATTCCTTGAGAGTTATTTTATCGAGTGCATAATCGGTATCGTCATCGCGTATGAACATCTTTTCAATGTCCAACACGTTAGACGCTGGATAGAATATGTTGGGGCATGAATAGGAAATGGTAGAACTTATGGTGTCACCCGATGCCCCGCCAGACATCCAGTACATTTTCCAGACGCTCCCTGTTTCGGGTGCGCGGGCATCCAATCCGCTACCGTCTCTTATACAGTAATATACGTCCCCGCTGACAGAAACTTGGTCGCCATTGGAAACATACTTGTTGACCCAATCCTGCGTCCACAATCTTACGCCTTTGGTCTGTAACTGTTTTACGATTGCGTTAAGGGCTTCCGAGGCTTCCGTGATTGCGTCAGAAGACGGAGTATCCCCCATAGATACGGCGCCGACAATTCTTAATGACCTAGTTATTATCTGGTCGCGAGTTCTTACCCAATCCGTGCTACCGCTTCCCAAGAATCACCCCCTGTAGAACAAGGGGGCATTAAGCCCCCCGTCCATTTAAACCAATGTTACCGTTACCGCAGTCGTAGTTGTCATCGAGGTTGGGAAAGAAGCCTTTCCTGACACCGACATTGTAAGTGAACCCCCGCAGGAATCAACCCCACCCGACAATAGTTTGCACAACGCACTAAACTGTCCACCCAATGTAGACATATAGTTTAGTATGCTTGCGTGACCCGCCCACAGGCAGTACACCATTTCAACCAAATCCTCCTGATTCACCCCTTTTGTGCCTATTACTTTTGCGCCTGACATGGTACCTCCTTATGAAAGGGGCGGTTTCCCGCCCCCGTCCGTCAATCTTTACACAGGTTTCAGGTTGATACCCTGAATTGTTACCCACACCTGTGCCACCGCTTCCGATGCCAGTATTGCCGCCTGAATCTCCCCACCGTTGGAATAGAACTTACCAACGAAGAAGTTACTGGGGCCAAATATGGACATACCAACATCCCAAGATGCCGCCAAACCCACCAATTGAGGGGGGCCAAGTGCCGTAAGTGAAACATCCGAAATCCAAGTTGTGCTTGCGTCCGCATCCCCAATGGCAAATGTCGTGGCCACGTCCGCTGAGTTTGAAGCCACAACCACTCCCATAACATTGGTGATAAGCGTGTAGGAGGGAACATTGAAAATCTTGTACCCAACACCAGCGCTCGCGCCATAGGGCTTGATTGCGCTTGTCTTTATCAGCCTTGACCGGGTAAACTGCTCACCCGGAAGGACGTTGGCCTCTTTGAAGTTGCCATAGTTCGCGCCATAAATATTCGTGGCGGTTAAATCTATACTTGCCGCTGGCATATCAACACCTCCTTAAGAAATATCTGTGCGTGCTACATAGACGCCCAGACTGCCATAATCAAGAGAATTGAACACAGGCTTGTTGGTACCAGCCATGATGCCCCATGCGTGGCCCCACTCGTTGTCGTAATCGAACTTCTTCTGAACGGTGGCAACTCTCTTACCCCATGCCCACACAAGAGCCTGCGCTCCCATGAAAACACCCTTGCTCCAAGAAACAGCACCCGAACCTCCATCGTCAGCTATGGGAATGTTCTCGTGTTCGTGGATGACAACGCCGTCATAAATGGCTACCGCACCCGTAAACAAGGGATTTGTCGGGCCTCTCACCTCTGCTTCACGAAGGAACTGCTGTACCGTGGGGTCGTTCTTCCAATCGTAGACCGCATCGGGGTGTACAAGCAGTACATAATACGGCTTGCCGTCAACCTTAACGGGTCTTATGGGTACTATAGTTCTACTACCGCCCGTCTTTGCGTATGCCTTGATATAAGACACGAAAGCGGGAGTAATCTTGCCATCTGCCGCCGTGAGTGCGGCCTTTGCCGTTGCGGCTGTCGTTGTTGATGTAGTACCGCTTGAGGTTTTGTAGAATATTCTTGTGGGGGAATTGAGAATTGCATCAAAAGCCAGAGAGTCTATCTTCTCGGAACCCCAATCAGAAAGAGCCTGAATACTTTCGACGTTTATGTCGAACATTGACCTCTGTCTGTCAAGCTCCCCATTGTCCCTTACGGCGTGTCTGTACTGATGAATCGTGACACTATCGTCATAGGTCGTGAGTGCTTCCTCTGCCCCTTCAAGGGTCTGGCCATCGGTAACGCCAGTTCCAGAAAGACGCATCCTGATACCAAAAGTTACTTTGTCGCCCTTACTTTTGGTAAGGGCGTCCTTGGTCTGTACTATCGTGTCACTACCCGCACCCATGAATCTGCTGAAATACGATTCCTTTACCGCATCACGGAATAACTGCTCATCCCACAGTTTCTTGGTAAGGGCATTGTCCGTTGCAAATGCTGTTTTGCCCATTTAGAGCCTCCTTATGAACTTTCCTTAATAGCTTTTTCCAGTTCCGCATCCGTTAAATGCGGAATCTGACTATCATCTATTGTCTGTTTGGTGGATGAAGCCTGACCAGAGTTGTTGGTCATTTGAGGAGGCTCCTTTAGTGCCTTCTCTATCTTCTTTACCACCTCTTTCTTGCCGTCTCTCAATGATGCAAGCTCGGCCTCCAACGAGGCAATCTTGGAGTCTTTGTTCCTTATTTCCCTTCGTAGCTCGGCACGCTTTCCCAGATTGATAAGTATTCCGGGGGACTCCACGTGTGGATTGTCACGAAACTTTCTTATCGCACCGTCATCCTGACCGTCCTCCTTCAAGAGTTCAACCATATCGTCTATCAGACTTTCAGGTTCTGGTATAAAAGTCTTCACCGTGTTGCGGTTGAATTC